TCGTCCTTGTAGCAATCTGGGCCCATCTTCAGCACCATAAGCACTGGAGTAGTAAGCTCTTCGTATTGCTTGGTAGAGTCGGCCTTGAAGATACCGCCAGCGGTCTTGTCTTCGACTTCGTAGGAAAAATCCTCGAAGTCATCATTCTGCATGGTCATTTTACTTCTCCTTGTACGGGTTACGTCCGTTAAGCGCGGGAAATGCCCCGAGGGTCTTCAACAACACCTTCTACACTGTCGTCGTTGATTAGGCGGAACTCACGACCGTGAATTTTCACACGGCTGCCTGCCATCGGGCGGGTCAGGATAAAGTCACCTTCTTGGCACCATGGGCCAGACGGGAAGCGTTTCTCGTCCTTGTAGCAATCTGGGCCCATCTTCAGCACCATAAGCACTGGAGTAGTAAGCTCTTCGTATTGCTTGGTAGAGTCGGCCTTGAAGATACCGCCAGCGGTCTTGTCTTCAACTTCAGGGATAGCGCACAGGATGCGATAGCCTGATGGGTCTGGAAGCTGCTTTGCACGGTCTTCTACCGGAACTTCGGGTTCTTTGTCCGCTGCCACAATGGGTTTGCCATTAAGGCCCACTAACGAGGGGGTGGTGACCCCAACAATATCAGTCATCGTCTTGTTCCATTCTTTGTGCGGTTTCAGCGATGAAACCGTTTGACATCATAAGTCCGCGAATAATTCCGCAGGCATATTTATATTCCCCATGATCCTTTGCAGTACCGCGGGCGAGGTCGCCGCTAATTACGTCGATCTCATCTTGTACCTTTTTTGACAGGTACATCAGTAACTCATTTGTCATTCATTCTCCTTAGGCGTTGCTTGGTTGGGAACGGGTTGTTCGCTTTGAAGGGCTTCACGGGCAACTTCGATACCCATGCGGAGTCCTTCTGCTTCCTGCTTAGCTTCCATTTGACTTTTGGAAGTGGCAAGTTTTGCGCCGACGTTTAGGCCAGCTATCTCTTCTTGCGACTCAATACGCGCCATCTCAAGCTCGAGTCGGTCGTTCTTTTCAGCGGCGTCAACCTGCAGCTTCTGCTTCTTGAGTTCGAGTTCACCTTGCTTGATCTGAAGCTCGCCTTGTTTAATCTGAATTTCTTGCTGTTGCATTTGGACGATTGGGTCCTGCTGCATCTGTTGGTTCTGCTGTTGTTGCGCTTCGGCTTGGTTCTTCTGTAGCAACTGAGTAGCTGCCTGTGCGGCCAGACGAGAAACGGCCATCTCGGTGTCCTGATCCATTTCTGCATCGGGTGGAGGCAGAGGTACACCAGCCTGTTCTTCGACTTGCCTGCGATACTCGAACGCAAGATGTTCAGCGATGTGTGATTGCATAGACGCCATCATTGCCTGTGCATTGGGGTTCTGACCCATAAGCTGCATAATCTTGGGGTCTTGCATGGCGCTTGTGTGCACAGTGATATGTGCTTCGTGATCTTGGTAGATAAACGCCTTGAGGGGCTTACCGTTCAAGACATCCATGTTTTCAGACACAGGGTCACGCGGCTTCATGTCGTCGCCGTCCTTGAGCGGCACGAGCTTCTGCGCGTTCTTGATACCTAGCACCTCAAGCATCTGACGGTGTAGGTAGGGCAAGTCGTAGATTTGCGGCGCGCCCTGTGCCAACTGGATAACAGCCTGATACTGAACAATCTTTTGCGCCATAGTGGCAGCGTTAGGATCAGATACAGGAATAACATCGACGTTGTCGTAGTCAGACTTCTTAGCCCTACGACTGCCTTCTTCTGGCTCAAAGCTATACGCTACTGGCGTATAATCGCGGATGATACCTTTGAGTAACTGGAACTCGCGCTTCATCGCATAGTGGACGCGTGCCTGCACGGCACTCATCATTTTCAACGTACGCTCAAGAATAGCCAGTGTGGTGCCCACAGGAGCCTGTGCAGACATGTCAGACACCTTCATGTCCGCCATACCCGCGAAGCGACGACCTTCGTCTACGATGGTCCCTAGGAGCGAATACAGGACTTGGCTTGGCTCTTTGTACGGCAACGGCATGATATTATCACGCATCGTACCTGACGCTACGTCTACATCACGCCATTCAGCAGGACTTATCGGGGTGTCGTCACCCTTGACACGCAAGCCCTTAGTTTTGAACCCACCAGGGAGATTAGATAGAGTGCCAGCATCGACAAGCTGACGAATAAGACTGGTACCAGACTTAGCAAAAGCACCAATGAGGTGAATAAGGCCAAAAGCATAGAAGCCAAAGCCCGGAACGTACGAGTAATGTACGAAGTGATTGCGTTTAAGTTTCTTTTTATCATCGGGGTTCCAGTTACGGCGAATAGATAGGACCGTTTCGGTCTCTTTATCTATAGTAATGACGTATGGGAGGGCTATTTCGAGGTCATTTTCAGCCTCATCACGGTAATCATCATCTTCAATGACTAAATCTACGTGCATTTCTAGTAATTTGTACCGATCATCGGTCTCTGCACGGAAGCCAAGCTGTTCCGAAATCTTCTGCTCTACTTCATCCATCGAGTTGACAGGTTCTGGCAGGTCTATGTCACGGTAAAAGCCCGACGCTTGGAGCTTCTTAAGCTCATTCGGGGTCTTCCGCATTACATGGGTGACGCGTTCAGCGACTTCCAAGCTGGACGCGCCATAAGGCACAACTACGTCTTCCGCAGCTACATACATTGCGACCTGGCGACCGAGTGACGGATCGTAGTACACCTTCTTGAACGCATTACCTGCAAGACCGAGGCCCCACAGCATCCGCTCATGCTCAGGGCGATACTCGACCATCACATCGGTCAACTGATAATTCATATCTTCTTGGACGCGTGCAGCAGCGTCCTTCTTCTCTGTAGTCTCTTTACCGATTATCTGCGTACGCACCGGGCCTTGGGCTGGGAATGTCTCGCTCATAGTCTCGGCTTGGAACTTAACTACCGCTTCGGCCAGCAGTGGGTGATGTACACCACAGGCTCCGGGCCAAGGTTCCGTACGGTCTTCGACCTTCATCCCCAATAGCTCTAGGCCATCGACATAAGTCTGTATCCAGTCCTTGCGGCTGCTAATATCTTCGTCAAACTCACCGAGCAGGTCGCCAGCAAGCTCTGTCAGCACGCTCTCGTCCATATCTTCGGCTAGGTTGTCGTTAAAGTCGCCCTCGTCCTCATCAGGGTCGATCTCGATCTCCATGTCACCAGCACGGATTGTTACTTCCTCTGGGTCTTCGATCTCAATCTCAAGGTCAGGACCCTCGTCCATCTCCGACATCATCGGAGACATACCTAGTGGGGCTTGGTTGAGCGACTTGTCGATGTCCATTAATAGTATCCCTGATTACGATTTGACTTAAAGTACACGATATCTTCCGGCTCGTCTAGATTTGTAGTCACATAACCACCACGCCTGAACCTGTGCAGTGCCATAGACACAGTATCGACATAGTCATCGTTAGCTCCGGCAGGAAATTCAGCTACTTCGTCAATAACTTCTTCTGCCCAGCGCGTCGCTGGTGCCCACACACGGCCTGATGCAAATATATCTGCTACACCATTAAGCCTGCTTATCTTGTCGTTACCTCGTGTCGGGGTAAATTCTTGCACTGGTATGCCCATGGCTCGCATCTCGTAGATGAGCGGTGCACCTGACGCCTTCTTTTCTATGATGATACCGTCTGGTTGCCACTCTTTATATTCTTCTATAGCCACCTTCTTCAGTTCTGGGAACTCCATGCGGTCACGGATAGCATTAAGGAGGATGATGTTAGCCTGTGTGACGCCATTGTCGTCAGGGTGATAAAATATACCCCACGTAGTACATGCCGAATAGTCGGCACGGCTGGTCTTCTCGAACGCCGTATCCCACGATTGCAAGATAAAATCACATTGTGGTGGGTCATCACTTTCCCACTCCATCCACCACTCACGCTTGACGATAGCAGCCGACTCGGAGATCGGGTTCTGCTGATACTGCGCCTGCCACTTACTGTTCGGAACGTCGCGCTTGACTTTCTCAAGTTCTTCAAGTTCCCAGAACTCAGGCCATAGTGGCTTACCAGACGGAAGAATCGCTGGAAATTCAATGACTTCCCACTCATCAAGGCTGTCGTTAGCTGCTGCGTCTTTAAGTATCTGCCCAGTTAGATCGCGCTTCGACCAACGTGTCATCACGATTATGATGGCACCACCTGGCTGGAGACGCTGACGTGGCCCTGAGGTATACCACTCGTAAGTCTTGTCGTAGATGTCAGGGTTGATTTCCGCCAGCGCAGCTTCCTGCTCTGAGTGTGGGTCATCGATGATGAGCACGTCGGCACCTTTACCAGTAACCGCACCACCCACACCGATAGCGAAGTAATCACCCCCTCTCGACGTATTCCACCGACCAGCAGCCTTAGAGTCCGCAGCCAGTTTTAGGTCTGGAAATGTCTCGTGGTATATTTCTGTGTCAACCAAGTTACGAACTTTACGTCCGAAGCCAACAGCTAGCTCACCCGTATGAGATGCTTGGATAACTTTTTTATGGGGGTTGAGTCCGAGGAACCATGCAGGGAGCAGGTAAGACGCGAACTCCGACTTTGTGTGTCGCGGTGGCATATTAATAATGAGCCGTTTAAGCTCACCACGAGCAACGCGTTCGAAGGCATCTGCCATTTTTGCATGATGTCGTCCTCCTACGAATGTTGGCCACACTTGTTCTACGAACTTTAAGAACCGCTTGCGTGCCAAGTCTTGTGTCTTGAGCTTCTCTAACTTCTCCAACTCCGCCAGTAACTGTTCTTGCTCAGACGGGCTTAGGGCCGGTAAGATAGCCGGTATGTCGTTTAGGGAGATGTTTTCGAAGGGGGAGGCCATTACGGGTTTAGCTCTTCCCCCTCTTCCGTCAGTTCTTCGAACTGCGCGTCTTCTACCTCTGCAAACTCACCGGGCGGCACGTACACCCCTAGCTCCTCGTCTAGGTCCATACCTATGGGCGTGACGTCTATGATGTCTGCGTTTAGTAGGCGCTTGATCCGCTCCTTGATTGCATTCTCAAGGCTCTCGGGCGTCTTATGGTTTATGGTTATCTCGCTGCGCTCGGTGAACAACCCGATGTCACTATGCTTACCAAGAAGCTCAAGTGCCCTTAGCTCGTGCTTAATGTCGCCGCAGTCTGCGATCTCCATCAGCTTATGTGTAATTGCAGCACGCACTTGGACTACATCAAATGCTAACATCTGTCCGTAGTTACGCAGGAAGGCCGCAGTGGCATATGCCGTATTGGTTTGGGTCAAGGCTGGACTAAGTGTGTTTCCATTGCCTTTGCCCGCCGGATTGCGTTTGGCATCCCTGATGAGGTTATTTAATTTTTCTTGATCTGCCTTGTTCGGCAGTTCCAGCGGCGCACCCATCTCCACCTGAAGCTCGGCAGTATTGCCAGCGACCGCTATCTCTTCGATGAGTGTATTAGGTGTCTCATCATCTAAGCTATATGGGACTTTGTAATCCCTAGTAGGCTCAACTTTTATTACGGGCATGTGGTGCAGCATCCGGTTTGAGGGAAGCAGTAAAGGCGTGCGTGTAACAGCGCAGCGGCAAGTAGTAAATAGTTTTAATCCTTGTGTGTCCAGCCTCCGCGCTCGTAGGTCTTCTTCCGGTGGCAGTTAGCGCAGCGCACTTCGCACTTAGCTATCTCGACCTCTATCTTCTTTATGCTGTACCCCAGACGGACGGCATCCGATATGGAGAAATGCTTGTCGTCACCTATGTGGTCAAACTCAAGCACGACGATGTCCGTCTCGCCGCAATCCACACAGGGGTTAGCCTTGAGGTGGTTGTTTATATAGGTGCGTATGCGTACGCGGGCAACCTTACTGTTCGCTTTTGCCTTGGCAATAACCTTGTCACGATGCTTCGCGTAATGCCTGCGGCTCGCTTCCCTACGCTTCTCTATGTCGTTGAAAGGCATGGGGCGGGTTTATACCACGGAAGTGGCAAATTTATGAAGGAAAAGGGGTGGCGCAAAATGAGGGGAAACACCACCCCTTCCGAAAGGTACCGCATAATGCCGAATGCGGTGTGAAATAGTACCATGGGGGCTTTGTGTGTCAAGGTACCATTGACGGGGGGTGTTTCTGAGTGCGCGCTAAGCGGATGGTGGTTGGCAGAAAATATAGGGGGGTGGGGGGTCTTGATTTGACATTGTATAGGGGGGTGTTTCTGTATGTATGTGATAAACTGTGCAAATTACTATGTATATGGGAGCGGCGGAGTCCCAACGTCACACAGGGGGGTCGCGGGTGGGTGGGTACGCGCCTGGGCGCGCATAGAGATGACCCCCGCCCACGTTACGCCCGCCCGTGTGTTTTATATCCCCGCTCGGCTGCGCGTGGTGAGCGCGTAGCGCGAGATGCGCGTGTCGTGTGTGCGTTGCGCGTAGCGCGTGTGTTGCGCGATGTGCGCGTAGGCGCGTCATCCGCTTTGCTTCCCTAGGCTTTCCGCCACATCCAAACAAAATACAAAAAAGATTCCAATTAAATCAATCACTTACCAGTTATTTTCTAGTTATTTTGGATTGTGACACATTTTCCGTTTGACTGTGACACAGTTTCGTTTATTCTTAAAAACATCGAAACGACAAACACTAGATCGACCCGCTACGGCTAACATGATCTAACCTGCGTCTCTCGATACGAAACGAAAGCTTAAGGATTTAATACCATGCAAAAGTTACTAGAGGCCGCTTGTGCGGAAGTCTTACAATATCGGGGCATTAACAATCCCATGAAAGCGTTAGATCGCCTAGCAAAGTATGATCGCAAGCATCCGTTCGCTCGCATCCTGCTATCGCCTAGCGACCAGCGCATGGTTCAAATGTTAATCGGGAGCAACTAATCATGAACGATACATACACCAAATGGGCAGCATTTTATGCTGACAAGTTTGAACGAATCTCAAACGATGCGCTTAAAGGTTACTGGTACTTGTATGGCCGCGACAGTGAAGCCGATGCCACGCCACGCGACCTAGCAGCATGGGCAGAAGTAAATACCGCGATGCACGAGCGCGGATTGTGGAAGGCGATACCATGAAACCATTAGCTAAATCATTACACACTGTAACTGTATTGGTGCGAGTCGCATTAGACGCAAAGCGTACCTATCCACACCTATCGAATTCGGGCCTTGTTTATGTGGCGCTCAAAATCCTTGGGTTGCACGATATGCCCGACACTAATGGGCTAGAAGCGCAAGCAATCAAGCAATTGAACAAACTTTCTTAAGGGGATTTCCCATGCCTAAAGCACAAGCACCTAATGGCTATATCCTTTATCAAGGGCCTAGCAATATCGACGGCAAGCCTATCGTGGTAATCGCCACAGGCTTTGCGAACAAAAGCGCCAATGGCAAAACGGGTGATATGATTCAAACGTGGATTATTCGGGAAGACATTGCACCTAATGAGGCTATCCGAAACGGGGAAGATGAATCGATATGTGGCCAGTGTATACATCGGCCAGCCCGCAAGGCGGAGATTGAAGCGACAGGCGCAAAGCATATCCGATGCTATGTCAAAGTGTGGCAAGCGCCATTGGTTGTCTGGAAAGCTTACAAGCGTGGTTTATATCCCGTTGCTAGCTATGCCGATATCGCGGCCCTATGCGAAAATCGTATGGTACGTTTCGGTAGCTACGGGGATCCATATGCCGCACCAATTGCACTATGGCGAGCAATGGCAAGCAAGGCTTTAGGGTGGACGGGATATACGCACCAATGGCGCATAGCAGGAACGGCATGGGCTAAGCTTGTAATGGCAAGCGCGGATAGCTTGGCGGATATGTTAGACGCACACAAAAAAGGCTATCGTACGTTTCGCGTTACCGCCAAGCCATTTGAAAATGTAAAGGGCGTTGAAGCAATCTGTCCCGCATCAAAAGAAAAGGGCGCGCTTACTGATTGCGCTACGTGCCGTGCTTGCATGGGCACAAGTGGCAAAGCGAAAGTATCAATCCAGATTGCACGACACTAAGGGGAGATCATGGGAACCGGGTTTTTCCCGGTTCCTAAGCGGGAACTATCTTAACTTGCGTGCCGCTATATATTCACAAACTTTGTGAATATCATGAATTGATTTAAACGTCAATGGCTGGCGGGTATTGTAGCAAAAATAATGTAATGTAGCAAAAATAGGTGTATTGTTGTAACTAATGTATTATTTTAAATCGTTTAGTTTCAACGACATAACCCTATTGTAGCAATTGTAGCAAAAATATCGGTATACATGGGGAAAATGAAATCGAACGGGCAGTCTCGCAAGCTCTCCCCTGAAAGCACATAAAATTTGGTTGCTACATATATATACTTATTACAATACAACATTACAACAATACCAGAAAATGCTTAGTGCAAGGCCAGTTTCTTTTGTAATATTTTCAAAATCACTTTTACAACAATACACCCATTTTTACAACATTAGGTGCTTGACATCGTGGCACACTAAACTAAACTGTGACACATCAACAGGAAGGAAACCAGAAAATGATACGTTCACTTAACACTATTGCAAACGACATCCGCAAGGATTGGGCGAAACCATATTTCGGAGCCGTACCTTATCTGGATGCAATGCTTCACTTGGATACAATCCACGACAGTTATTATTACGACAACGCATCCGACATCGTGCGCTATTTCCTATCCAACGCGACATCGTGGCGGGGAGAAACAGCGCGAGCGATCAAGGCCGAACTTAAATCAATGTTGAAGGTAGAGTGCGAGTATATCCAAGGGGAGGGAACTAGCGATGCATAACATAAACCTAACAGAAGTGCAGATGCACACAATCATTGCCGCTTTGGATGACCTAAGGGGAGACTATTTCGAAAAGGCACACCATGCCGACCGCAAAGGCCACGAAAGCCAAGCAACAAACTATTACGACATATCGCAAGAGTACGAAACATTAATCCTGTCGCTACAGGCACAGATGAAGGGACAAACACCATGATCGATAGAAGCGAAGCAAGCCGAGCGATGGCAAAGGCCATTGCATACAAACAATGCGGCAAGGATATAGACGCAGCACAATGGGCACGGGAACTAGTACGCATCCTGCAATGTGCAGATATATTGAAAGGGACAGAGCAATGACAGACAAAGACAAAACAACGCTACAGGAAATCTATTTCGACCTGTGCGACCTAATCGACAGCGGACAGGTGCATGACATCGTGCTGATGGATTTCCAAGAGTTCGACACAGTGACAGACTTTCTGGTCGAGCAACGCAACAAGATTGAGCGGTTTACCTAAGCGGCCGCTAACCAGGGAAAGCCGGGTGTCAATAAATAATCATACATTGTAAAAAATTTATTGACATCCGTGTCACGCTAGGTATAATGGGGACATCAAGAGCAAGGGAGCAAACGACATGACCATCTATCGCGGATTTACCATCGAGGCAGAAGCTGACGGCACGTTCACCATCCACACGGACACGACACCAGTCGAAGGCCGCTACCTATCAGAGGATGCAGCGATGGATGCCATCGACAAGATTAAAAGAGCACAAGCAAAGGAGCAAACGACATGAAGGTAAAGACACTCAAAGAACTACGCGAACGTGCAGCTAATCTGGGCGTTACGATTGAGGTTGACCGATATGATGTGCCGTTGGAGGGCAACTATTGGGGGTACTGGTTGGGCGGCACTGGTTGGGATGATGATAACTATTGTGCCAACAAGGAAGAGGTGGAGGAAAAGCTAGACCAACTATTTCGGGAGCGATTTCCTAAGCAAGCAGCGTTCATTGATGACATTCGGGATGGAGCCGCAAAACCTGACAGAGATGACTTTAGCCACCTTAGCTGGCTGGGTATTTGATTTCATACTTAACCCATCAAAGAAGGAGCAAACTAAAATGATTTACCAGCTTATCACATATCCAACCATGTTGCGCCGCGAGGTGGTTGACACTTACCCAACGTATAAGGCCGCGACCGATGCAGTGCATAGCCGCTTTCAGATATACTATTTCGAACAGGACACTGACGTAGACTACGCCGCAGCCGACTTTATCACAGAGCAAGGCGCGATCTATTCGATCGAACCAATGAAGGGAGCAGACCAATGACCGACAACACGGGGTATACATCGAACGTCACCATAGCCTTTTATGTGCGTGGTGCAGCAAGTGACGCAAACAGCAATGAGACATTGAACCTGTGGTTTGACCAGAACTACCCGCACTATATAGCCGCGACTGAATGGGAAGCGCAGATAGAGCGGCAGAACGATGGCCGCATCATTGTCCAGTACGAGCGCGTCGAATGGCGTGAGGGCAAGCCCCATGTGCAGGATGTTATAGCGGCGCTCCGCAATTTTGATGACACGTTCGACGGCTTTGCACCTGATGCGCCGTTCGCATGGGAGATGGTGCGGCTAGGTCAGGACACTGCCGACATAGAGATAGACCAAGGCGAGTATAGCGACCAAATCCTATATGTGCGCCGTGAAGTGGGGGTAAGCTAATGACCGACAACACCATAACATTCATCAAACCAGAAACCGACATGGAAATATTCCTGGAAGTTCGCGACGAACTGACGCACCGCTGGAAGCTGACCGCTAAGTTTGAATACGGCATCCATGCAATGGAAGCAGCGCGAGCACTGAGCGAGAGCGACACGCGAGCGTGGCGGGTAGTGGATACCCGTTGGAAAGAAGGCCCGATGCTAATCACATACACTAAGGGAGAGGCAGCATGATGGTGAAGGTAACACTAGAGGCAATGATAACACTGCCCGAAGGGACAAAGTGGCCGTCATTCGGAGATATCGGAAGCAGAGAATTCACCCTGCCCAACGGGGACACAGTCAAGCCTTGGGTGGTGATGGAACTGAACGATGAAACCGACCTGACATGGGGACAAGCAGCAAAGCTAGGCATCGCAGTCGATGAAGGCCAATGCTCCATCGAAGCAGCGGGGTGGGCAGAAGATGACTTTGAGTACGCAGTAATGACGGGGAGAGGGAAATGACGGGAACTATCTTACACGCATTAGTAGAGGTATTTTTTGTATCTACATTAATCTTCGCCATCTGGGCGATCCACGCGACATTGAAGGGTAACAAACCATGACCGCAGATATCATAGAAGCAAAGACCACCGACCAACTGAGCGACCTGCTCAACGCATACTGCAAGGCAAACGACCTAGCGTTCGAATCGGCTGATGAAGTGCTGCTGGATGTGCTCAAACGCATAAACAAACTGAAGGCTAACGCAATGTGGCTTAATGCATTCATCCTGCGCTGGGACGCAGTACAGGCCGACGAAGATTTTGAGTACGCAGTAGCAATGAGAGGGGAAAAGTGATGCTTGATTATGACAAAAGCCAAGAACTGATGCTGGCAGAAGAAGCCAAGCACATGAAGAAACTCCAGGGAATACCAGATATAAATGTATCCGTGCTGGCCGCGATGGCAGCCCTGTATCGTGCAGGATGGCGCGACTGCTGGATGGAAGAAGCCAAGGCACAGATAGACGGGAGCGAAGACGATGTTTGCTAAGACAATGCCGCTCACACGGGCCGACAAGGGATCGTGGTTGGAGACGATCTGGGATGCGCTGCATGGGTACAGAGAAAACTGCATACCTGAGAGCGAAGAGTATGACCACATCTGGGATGACATCACGACCGCGATGGCGTGGATCGAAGAAGAGATGCTCGAAGCAGAAAAAACCCATTGACAACACAAACCAACCCGTGCCACACAACGTGACACAAGGAGCAAACGACATGACAATTAAACCAGTAATCGAATTGAAGAACATCAAGCACACCGCATGGGCATCGGAAGAGACCCACTGCTATCAGGCAACCCTGTACGTCGATGGCGTTAAGTGGGGGACTGTGTCTAACCAAGGACAAGGGGGTGGTGATGACTTCCACAGCGAAAACAAAAGCTATGATGACCTCGCAGAACTAAACAAGCGCATCAAGGAAACGTACGAACCATACGAGTATGAGGGCTACACCCTTAAGAAAAACCTAGAGATGGTGTGCGGTGACCTAGTCAATCAATGGCTGCGCGATAAGGACTTTAACCGCGCAATGAAAAGCAAAGTGCTGTTCACCAAGCCCGACACGCAAGGCGTATGGCAACTAGGCTTCAAGAAACCCAAGACGCTGTGGATGATGCTGGATGTAATGAAGGCGCAGAACCCACACTACACATACCTTGCCGACCTACCCGTCGATGAGGCCAAAGCAATCTACTTTGCATAAGGAGAGAGACAATGAGATTCAACAGACACCATACATTCTATTTTGACTACGACCTTGAGCGGGACGGGAAATTCCTGGAGGTTGAGGTGGCCTACTTTGTCGATGATGATGAGGTGATGCTTGAGTCGGTGCGACATAACGGGGCTGAACTGGAAACCACAGAGGCCGAGGATCGCGAACTGTATGATGAGGCGCTTGGACGGGTATCGGAAGACATGATCGATGCACAGGCAGACTATGGCGACTACTTACGCGACTCAGCGCGTGACTATGAAGGATGAGCAATGACACAAGAAACATACAAGGAATGGAAAGAAACATATAAAAAGTGGGACATACGACATAACCCCTCGCCGACACCGATCCGTGCATTTGACTGGGTAGCTATCCACCGCGACTATGAAGCATGGACAGAGGATGGCGAGTGGGTGAGCAATAACCTGTGCGTACACGCAGCCAACCGCAGAGAACTACTAGAGGCCGTCGATGAATGGGAACTAGAGAATGCCTGATGAGGGAGAAACCATCGAGAGCCTGACCGAAGCAATGCAGGGTATCGTCGCGATACTAACCGAACAGGCATGGTTCATAACAAACATCATGCACACGCTAGAAGAAAAAGGGATCAAGATAAAAGGCGTGATGTACGACAAGCCACCATTGAATTGAGGAGCAAACAATGATCGATAAACAAGCAGACAGAGAAACCATCCGCCTACTGGCAAAGGTGGACAAGCTACGCAAAGAACTAAAGATACTCGAACCGCAGTTAAGCAAGGCCGCAGTCGCATATGGCAAGCGCCGTGGGATATCCCTGTTCAACGAGTGGCACTTACGCAACACCATCAATATGGAAAGGAAAGCAGCATGATCATCGGAGGTAAAGACCGCAGCTACTACCGCTTGGCAAGTGATGACGATCTGATCGAGGAAGCCAAGTACAACCCCAGCACAGAACTAGCCATCGCGCTAGGCGAGCGCCTAGAAGATATCACCCGTAAAGAAGAGGATAAAAAATGACTGAAACCACCAAGCCAAGCACCGCTATGGCACACATCACAATGCGTATCCCAGTAGAAACCCTGGCTTACTTCCAACAGTTCGAGAACCCGCGCACATATATGCGGGAGGTATTGGATGCCCACGTGGAAGCTAAGATCAAAAAAGATCACGATTGATCAAAATTGATCACAAAAGAATGATTGACACTGTCTACGGATAGAGGGATAAGCACTCATACGAAGGAGCAAACAAAATGAAATACCCAGAACTTATCAACGTCACAGTCGTGCCCGCAGCGGTAGGATATAAGGCGGTGTACGTTGACCCTTTCGACGAAGATGATGTGCCGGAGAAGGTAGAGGACTTATGGATGAGTTCGATCATTGGGTGGCGGGTACAGACATACCAACGCGACAATCGCGAGATATATTCAATTACGGATGCAATCACCATAGAGGGTTCATCGGACAGCGACTATGTTGTTCTGTCCCCAGACGGGGCCGTAGCAGATGCGTACAGCAGTGACCATGAGAACATAGAAGGGTATCTAGCCTACATTAAGGAACGCCAAGCGGAAATAAGGGCGTCCCGCACAGCCCAGAAGGGAGCGTCTGATGGCAAAGACGCCTGAGAAAATCGTTAAGGACAAGGTCGTGTCGATCTTGAAGGCTGAAGGGGTGTACTACTTCTTCCCAGCTACGCATGGCTTTGGCCGCAGCGGTGTGCCTGACATCGTGGCCTGTGTGGCCGGGTATTTCCTGGCCATCGAGTGCAAGGCAGGGACGAACAAGCTGACTGCCCTGCAAGCCAACGAGATCGAAGCAATACGCCGCGCTAATGGTGTGGCGGTCGTGGCTAATGAAGAGAACTGGGACATGGTGCGCGCACTGGTTCAGGAACTATCACTAAGAGCCGCAAGGGAAAACACATAATGAACATAGAACATGACACGATGCCTGACCGCGAGGAAATCCAACAGGAGACCAGCGCCAAAGTCTTACTTGATTGGCACGAGAATGCCGTTGACTTGTACGATAACCTTAAAGCGCAAGTCGCCGCGCATAACCTGTTTGATGATCACAGCAGTGACGATGTTGATTGGGCCATCCGCGCTAAGTCCAAAGCAGGATTTGTTGGCGTATCTTTGCGCCGCATTGAGCGCCGCATGGTTGAGATAGGTCTTGAACTGCCCCTGACTATGGATCGTAAAGAGCGGCAGCGGATACGTCACCTTGAGGGGATTGCCGGTTTTCTGCAACGGCTCTGCGACAAAAACGGGATCGAGCATAACACCGCCCCTGTCGTTCGCACCAAGAGTGAAGAGGCATGAGGGTTTTAGTAGCCTGTGAATATAGCGCCACTGTGCGCGATGCGTTCCGTGCCAAGGGGCATGACGCATGGTCGTGCGATCTGTTGCCGACTGATGGTGACCCGCAATGGCATCATGAAGGTGATATCACCGACATTCTTTATGGCGACTGGGATATGTTAATCGCGCATCCACCATGCACATACATGACCAACAGTGGTGTAACGTGGTTGCATCGCGACCCTAGTCGTTGGGCTAAGCTGGATGAAGGCGCTGCGTTCTTCAAGGAATTGTGGGACGCACCGATAAAGCGCATCGCGATAGAAAACCCGATCATGCATAAGTATGCAAAGGAACGGATCGGGGGCATGAAGCAGACGCAGACTGTTCAACCTTGGATGTTTGGGCACACGGAACAAAAGGCAACATGCCTGTGGCTAAAGAACCTGCCACCGCTAGTGCCGACAAACAACGTCAAGGAAGAGATGCTGGCGCTGCCAGCCAACCAACGCCAACGGCTACACTATCTACCACCCAGTGCGGACAGGTGGAAGCTACGCAGTACAACATACAAAGGCATTGCAGAAGCAATGGCGGATCAGTGGGGGCAGGTATGACCCCGAGAGAGAAAACCCATGAGGCAATCGATGAGATTGCACGAGAACATGGCTACACTATCGATGATGTTCTTGGGCCGTTGCGCCGCAAGAAGCTGGTGGAGGTACGCTTGCACTGCATACTAATGCTACGAGGTAAGGGCTTCTCCACTACGGAGATAGGGAGAGTTATGAACCGCTGCCACACCACCATCGTTCATGCGTTGAACAAGGATAAAGTAAATGTCGAAGTATAAAGGCGTGGGCCAGACCGACCAGGATATCATCCGCGCAATCGGGTACATAACTGACATGAAATACATTGCATCATACTACGGTGTGGATGTGAAGCGCGTCACCACCCTGCGCGATAAGATAAAGATGGGCAAAGAGGATAAGGTCGTAGCGGTGCAGCCAGAGGTAGAGCATGCCACAACCGCGAAGCCCAACGCTAACTCTATGGGGTTGAACAGCGACTCCGAACGCAAGTGGAACAAGAACGCCAAGGAAGGCTCGGCTGCACTGCTGAAGGCACTGCTTAAGTTTTTTGAGAACAGGGAACGCAGGATAAGAGCGGGGGGAACAGCATGACTAACGACACACCCTTATTCTTTATACTCTTGGGAGTGGTGGCCTTAGCCGCCTACCTGATTGCAACCGCACCGAAGATAACCGCAGAAGAGCGCAAAGAGATGGAAGAGGATTGGTGGGAATGACGTTTGGTACGGACATAAGAAAGTCTAAGTACGGTATCAACGCGATGGAACTAAACGAGGTGCGTGTGTTCGATACACCTACGCCACGAGACAAAGACCTGATTCGCCGCGCTGCACATAACCAAAACGAGCGGTCAGACCGCTATTACATGACCCGCGCTCATGGCGACACCATACACGTAACAAGGATAAGGTGATGGACATAATCACAATCGACTTTGAGACATTCTACAGCCAGCAATTCAGTCTGTCGAAGATCACCACCGAAGAATACGTCCGTCACGAATTGTTCGAGACCATTGGTGTTGCCGTGAAGGTGAACGATGGCGAGACCCAGTGGTTCTCAGGCCCGAAGGCCGCAACGAAGAAGTGGCTTGACCAGTTTCCCTGGGATGATGCTGTGGCTGTCGCGCACAATGCTGTCTTTGATATGGCGATCCTGAACTGGCAGTTTGATATCCGACCCAAGCGTATTGCGGACACACTGTCGATGGCACGGGCACTGCATGGCACAGATGGTATCAGCCTTAGCCTCAAATCGCTGGCCGAATACTTTAGCCTAGGTGTCAAAGGTACAGAGGTTATCAATGCGCTAGGCAAGCGGCGGCTAGACTTCACAGCGGAAGAGATGTCCCGTTACGGTGACTACTGCATCAATGACGTCGAACTTACCTATGACATGTTCAAGGTGCTAGCCGATGGCTTCCCTACGTCAGAGTTACGGCTGATCGACCTGACGATCCGTATGTTCACAGAACCAAAGCTGACGCTGGATAAGGGCGTCTTGGAGAACCATCTGCTCGACGTACAGGCTAAGAAGGAAGCCCTGATGTCGAAGCTGAACTACGACAAGGCCGATCTGATGAGCAACCCGAAGCTGGCCGAACTCCTGGAGTTTCATGGTGTTGTAGTGCCGATGAAGGTTAGCCCCGCCAATGGTAAGCAGACCTATGCCTTTGCTAAGAACGACGAGGCATTCAAGGAACTGCTCGAGCATGAAGACGTTATGGTGCAAGCCATCGTTGCTGCGCGGCTGGGCGTTAAGTCCACGTTGGAAGAGACACGCACCGAACGGTTCATCAACATCGCAGATCGAGGAACACTACCGATACCGCTGCGCTACTACGCTGCCCACACTGGGCGCTGGGGCGGGGATGACAAGGTGAACATGCAGAACCTACCACGCAAGTCACCGCTGAAGAAGGCGATACGCGCACCAGATGGGTACTTGCTGGTCGATTGCGATTCGTCACAGATCGAAGCACGTACACTGGCGTGGCTAGCTGGCCAAGATGATCTGGTCGAAGCCTTTGATAAGGGCGAGGATGTGTACAAGATCATGGCGTCTGCCATCTATAACAAACCAGCCGATGACGTTACCGAGCAAGAGCGGTTCGTAGGTAAGACCACCATCCTTGGCGCAGGGTACGGCATGGGTGCTGCTAAGTTTAAGGCACAGCTAAAGACTTTCGGTGTCGATATGGAACTGAGCGAGTGTGAGTATATCATCAGGGTATATCGTGAGACCTACCCGATGATCCCGCGACTGTGGAAGGAAGCAGGACGCGCACTGACTGCATTGACGGCTGGTCAGACTGTACCCCTAGGGCGTGACGGTGTGCTGGTGGTGGATACAGACGGCATCAAGTTACCCAACGGCCTGTACATCAAGTACCCACGGCTAAGAACCCAGGCGCAGGGTGACAGGCAAGAGATGGTCTACGATACCAAGAAGGGTCGAGCCACTATCCCTACCCGCATCTATGGCGGGAAGGCTGTCGAGAATGTGTGTCAGGCGTTGGCTAGGATCGTGATCGGTGAACAGATGCTGATGGTCGCACGGAAACTACCTGTTGTGATGACCGTGCATGACGCTGTCGGCGCGCTGGTTAAGATTGATGACGCTGACGCAGGCCGCACCTTCGTCGAGCAATGCATGCGGATCAGGCCCAAGTGGGCACTGGGATTACCACTAAACTGTGAGAGCAAGATAGGAGCAAGCTATGGAGGATAGAAAGATAACACGGGACACGTTGATCGACCACTTGGAGATAGGTGTACGCCTACACCACTGCCTAATAAACGATTGGGACTACCCTCGAAACGCAAAAAGGCCCGCAACTGTCGGAGATTTTATAGATATACCTGACCACGAGTTAATGCGCATCCCCAATTTTGGGCGCAAATCTTTGGCCGAGTGGCGGGAGATCGTGTGGGCGGTCGAGAACCCCGATAACCCCGCTAAAGAAGAGCAGATGGCGGAGTATAAGGCGCTCAAGGATATACGCGCAACTATTAACCAGATCGCAGCCACACATAGAATGTTAGCTACACACTATAACAAGCTGACCGACATCATAGCACCAATAAGATAGGAGCAAGCTATGCAGGTTAAAGGTATAAAAGGATACCGCGACATGCATATGACGCCCAGCACTGTGCCGTCTGCCGAAGAGTATCAAGCGTGGTTAGATAGACCGACAAACCGTAGGCGGCCAAAGTATGGTAGCCATATGTATAAGCAGATGACTGGGGTTAAGTTACGCAGAGTGGCAATAATGCGTAGGCAAGGCGAAACTTGGAAGGATTGTGCCAATGCTGTCGGGTTGTCTTCCGGTAACAGCGTAAGCGTATACTTCGAGTTTATGCCTGAACATTTAAGGCCATAAGAAGGAGCAAGCTATGGCGGGTGAATATGCAGTTAAAGTAACTATCCGCAACGGACTGATTTTACGTCAGATGAAGAAGCTTGGGATTAAAAGCCAAGTCGAGTTAGCAAAGCTAACGGGTATTTCCCTGCAAACTTTGAACTCCCTCATTACGTTACGTAAAGCGCCGAGGAATACATACACTGGAGAATGGATAGATGCTGCCTTTGCGTTATCGTCCGCCCTTCAAGTGGAGCCGGAAGAACTGTGGACCAGTGCGCAGCAAGGCATGGCACTCGAACGTAACAACTACGAGATCAACATGAGCGAAGAGCAAGTAAAGCAACTCGCCTCTGGTGAAAGCACCGACAAGCTGGCCTTAGGGGGCGAGCAATCTCGTATTTTAAGGGGGGCCTTAAGCCTCCTGACACCCCGTGAAGAGCAAGTAGTCAGACGTAGGTATTTTGACGAAGAGCTTTTAGAGGAAATCGCTAGCGATTGGGGTGTGTCGAAGACCCGCATTCGGCAGATAGAGTGTAAGGCACTCCGCAAGCTGAAGCATCCATCACGGGGGCTGAAGAAATATTTTGATGAAGAAGTAAGAGCACACTCGCCTTACAAAACATTAACTTGGAAGGAGCAAACCAATGAGTGAACGGAAAAGCTTTTTAAATGAAATTCGCGCCCTATGGCGCGGGGCTATTGAGGCCGACGGTGGTCATTGCCCCTGCTGTGATAGGTGGGGGAGGGTTTACCCACGTAGCCTTAACGAGACTATGGCACGGTCATTAGTTTGGCTAGCACATCATAGTATAGACGGTGACTGGGTGGATGTGCCTAAACACGCACCGCGCTGGCTTGTAAGATCAAACCAACTACCAACACTGCGTTGGTGGGGCCTGGTGGAGCGGCAGGGTACTGAAGACCCTACCAAGAAACACTCTGGCTTCTGGCGCGCTACCCAGAGCGGCATCCTGTTTGCGCAGAATAACATAAAAGTACCAAAGAAAGTCTACACATATAACGCCGAGGTTGAAGGCTTCAGCGACGAGTTAATATCAATCAAAGATTGCGTTGAGTTCTTCGACTACAGCGCCGTAATGGAGAGCAGGGTATGACCGAAAAGGAGGCAGAGATCATCCACGGTGGATACCAGTTAGTTGTACGTAAGAAAGGAGAATGATTATGGATTGGTTATTGACTTTTATTTTTGTTGGACTGTTCGTTCTTGGATATCTGGTGGCGTTGATACGCACCTTTGCCTCCACCGAAGGTATCAAACGTGAGAACGAACGACTGAATAAGGAACTACATAAACTAACAGACCGCGATAGTCGTGGTCGGTTTAAAGGGGGTAAGTAGTGGAGATTAAGCAAACACTCAAAAAGTGGTTACGGAATAAGCTGGATGGTCCTATCTATCTGGACTGCTACACAAGCAACCATAGCGCATATAAAGCGGCGCGTATAAGTAGCGCCATCAACTACCTGCCTATGTGGTGGAAGCGGTTGTTACCTACCGTGGAGCGTCCTGTAATGGACAAGGTCCCGAACTTTAAGCGCCCCGCAACCACCATGCGCCATTGTATTGGTCTTACGGACATGTTTAAGAAGAGTTTCTGTTTTCCACTGTGGAGCGATCTGGATATACACGTAGAGCCAGCGATGCAGGACGGCTATGCGTGGAAGTTTGCTGATGCCAATAGTAAGTTGAGCGAACATCATGCGTTCCAGAGGGGGGACTTCATGCCACCGGAACATTTTCAGCACCTCAAGCTCGACAGTCCGTGGTATCTACATTGCGACGAGAACATCAACTTTCTGTTCTTTGACCCGTTCTGGCCATCTTACGAGGGTGAAGAGGTAGCCATTATCCCCCCCGGAATACTGAATTTTAAACATCAAACGGGTACAAACATAAACATGTTTATTCGTAAGCTACCGGATGAAGCGCGGACTGTAGAACTCAAGTTTAACACCCCCTTGGTGTTTATTATGCCACTTACGGAGCGTAAAGTTATCCTTCGGCACCACCTAGTCCCCCAAGAATATATGACGATGCAAGTGGCTCGGCCACAAGTCGCGTTTAACCACTCGTATTTGAAGGGTAAGAAGGCCCAGATTGAAACAACCAAACAAGCCCAACAGGAGCAGACGAATGACTGAAGAAAAGAAACCGAGCCTTATGATTGCCACCCCCATGTATGGGGGCATGTGCACAGGTAACTACGTACAGGGCTTACTCTTTACGATGGCCAAGATGCGTGAAGTGGGGGTGAACATATCATGGTGCCAAATCACC